ATGATGCAAGCCCTTGGATTTTGTCGGTAACTTCAACCCAGCCGTAATTTGCGACCCCGTAAAATTTACCGTCTGCCTCAATGATGTCGCCTGTGCTTATGCTATACATCGGGGCTTGGATATTAAAATATTTTTCTCTTTCGTGGGAATTGCCTGACCCGAAAATTATTTCTAATGCTTGATCGATACCCATTTGGCTCCAATCTAAATATGTATTAGCGACCAGGGTGTAATCAGATGCTTTCATAATTTTCCAATCGTCTGCGTTCATGGTGTCGCCTGAGATTGTTAGGTCTAATTTACGTCTGTGGTGTGCAACGCTGCCGTGACCGTAAAGGTTAATGATGTAATCATCTACGTCTGTTGTTGCTGCCTGGTAAATTTTAAATTCTGTGTTTCTCATTTTGCTGCCTCCAAATAATTAATGTTTACGTGTGTTACTATATACGTATTGACCTGGTAAGGTCGCTTTAGATCCATTATTATACTTATCGAAGTGGAGGTTATGATAGGTAAAAACTATCAAAAAATTTATGTCAGAACACGAAGAACAATCCCTTTTTGTGCATTGGTTTCGGCTCAAATATCCAAAATTTAAAGAAGCTTTATTTGCTATTCCTAACGGTGGGCATCGACATATCCGGGTTGCCATGACCCTGAAAAAAGAAGGGGTTGTGCCCGGAGTCTCTGATATGTTTTTAATGGTTCCACGTGAAACATATCATGGTGCTTTTATTGAAATGAAAACAAAAACAGGTCGATTATCCGATAAACAAAAGAAATTTTTATCTTATGCTGAATCTATGGGTTATAAAACCATTGTGGGTTTTGGATATTCTGATGTTATAAAAAAGGTTGAAGATTATTTAAACTTAGAATAAAGTGATGTCAATGATATTTTTGAACGGAGGCGACATGCACTATTACACACATAATATTGGTGATTACCGAAGAGATACGGCTCACCTTTCTTTATTAGAACACGGGGTCTATCGGCAGCTGATGGATCAATATTACCTGAATGAAAAACCAATCCCGGACGACCTGGACAAATTAAAAAGACTAATGGGTGTTAGGTCAAATGACGAGGTCACAGCCCTGGAGCATGTCCTGGATGACTTTTTTATAAAAACAAATGCCGGGTATATTCATAAGAGATGTGACGAGACTATTGCTGAATTCAGGGCTAAGAGCGACAAGGCTTCCCAGGCAGCAAAGACCAGGTATGCGAACGCAGAGCGAACGCATAGCGAACGCAGTGCTAACCATAAACCAATAACCATTAACCAAGAACCAACAGAAGAACACTGTCCTTTTTTTGAAGAGTTTTGGAAAGCGTACCCAAGGAAAACAAAGCGTAAAGATACATTGAAACTTTGGTTAAAAAATAAAATGGGAGCAAATGAACTTCAAACAATAAAACAAGCTTTGAATTGGCAAACAGAAACACGTCAATGGAAGCAAGGAATTATTCCACACCCTACGACTTATATTAACCAGGAGCGTTGGAATGATGAACCTGAAAATTTAGGGTTTTAATTTTAACAAAAAAGAGTATTATTATTTTTTAAGGAGGCTGAAAATGAATGATAGCGATAAACAAGGTTTTAAAAATATGTTGGATACGGTCATGGCTTTATATGGAAAGCCTAGCCCGGACAAAGATCAAATAAAAGTTTGGTGGTTTAAATTAAATAAATATGAATTTAATATTGTTACCAAAGCATTTAATAATTATGTGGACAAATATAAAATTATGCCCACGCCAGCTGGAATTATAGATCTATGCAAAATAAATCCTGTAAGAGATTATGTCCATCAACTCGCTCATAAGTCTGATCCTGAAGTATATGAAAGGAACCGAGCAAAGTTCCACCAAATTGTCTCAGAATTTAAAAACAAAAAAAGACCACACCCAAAAGCTTGGGCTCAAAAAATTATTGACAATCCGGGAAATTGTCCGGAAATTGCCATCAGATTTGCAAAGGAGGCACTCCATGTCGAATAGATCTTTTCAGAATTGGTTAAATAATATTGATGATGAGTATGTAAAAGTTGATATTCATGGAGGCACCACTTATTTATTTGGTGCTTACGTTCAATTGCTTTTAGGGTTTCCTCATAAACCTGATAACAAATATTATTTTGGTGAAGAAGAAATTGATGTTTTAACTTTTGCATCAATTAAAAAAACATATAAAGTTCCTTACACAAGATTTATAAGTGATGAAGGCAAAACAACTTATAGAATATTGGAGGTTGAAAATGTCTAAAGGATCAGTGTCAAGACCATTCACAGACCGTAAAAAGTTTGAGGAAGAATTCGACCGAATATTTAAAAAAGGTAAAAATGAAACCGTGGAGTCTATCAAAAGAAAACCTACCGAATCTAGTAAAAAAACTAAGTGAATTAGATTTTAGTAAGATATGGAAGGTCGTTGTATATGAGGAAAGTGTTAACAGAAGCACTGAACAAAACTCAAGGCTATGGGGTTATTTATATCCAAGCATAGGAAATTATTTAGGCTATTCTGCAAATGAGATCCATGAATTGTGCAAATATAAATTTTTACGGGAAGATCGAGTTATTAGTGGTGAGGTTATTGTTAGTATTAAAAGCACTACCAGGTTAAAGGTTGATGAGTTTACTGAATATATGAGAAACGTTGAAGTGTGGGCAGCAGAACTTGGGTGGTCAGATGACTCTTAAAGAATTTTATTTAAAGGTTCTTAGAGAGTTTGCCAACGGCTCTCCCCTGGAATATAAATATAAAACCAGCACTCGCCAGGGACAAACTAAAGGGTTTCCAAATTATGATGAGGAAAAATATTGGACTCCATCTCAGTATTTAAAAATTATGAAAGACCTACAGGAATACCAGGACATATATTTAAATGGCAAAAACAAAAAAAGAAAGTAATCATTATAAAAAATTAAGTGCAATGGGCTGCATTGTATGTTTAAATGAAGGTTATGGATGGACTGAACCAATGATCCATCATGTGAGATGTCATGCCGGGATGGGAATGAAATCTCATTGGAGCCAGGCAATACCCTTGTGTCCTAATCACCATCAACATGGTGGGCACGGAGTAGCTTTACATGCTGGGCAGTTAGCTTTCGAGGAAAAGTTCGGAACCGAGGAAGAATTACTGGAACAGGTAACACAAAAATTGGGTGATATTTGAATTCGTATTAGTGGTGTATATAACAATGGACGAGCCTAAATATATAGGTCATATGAAATCTTGTGCCCATGCAAACGAATATATAAAAAAGTATTACCCGGACGCACCATATACAATATGCTTACATGAGGAATATATTAATTTGCCTCCACATATATTAAAAAGAGAAGTGAATGAAGATTGAAATTAAAAAAGTAAATGATTTAATACCATATGCAAACAATGCCCGGACTCATGATGAAGTCCAAATAAATCAAATTGCTTCTAGCATTAAAGAATTTGGTTTTAATAACCCTGTATTGATTGACAAAGACAACGGTATTATTGCCGGGCACGGTCGTGTTGAGGCGGCAAAAAAACTTAATATATCTGAAATTCCTATCATTCGTTTAGAGCATTTAACTGAAAATCAAAAGAAAGCTTTTATATTAGCTGACAATAGAATTGCAATTAATAGCGGATGGGATCCTGAATTACTTTCACTTGAATTAAAAGAATTAGAAACAGATTTTAATTTAATTGACCTGGGCTTTGATGCTTCTGAATTATTATCTTTATTAGAACCTGAAATTATTGATGGCAATATTGATGAGGATGAGATCCCGGAGCCTTCAGCTGAGACAACAGCAAAATTAGGTTGTATATACCAATTAGGTAATCATAGATTAATGTGTGGTGATTCAACCAGCACAGCTGATGTTGAAAAATTAATGGATGGTAAAAAAGCACAAATGGTTTTCACTGATCCACCATGGAATGTTGATTACGGTTCAAACCTGGCAGCCGGCAAATATAAAGACCGTTCAATTATGAATGATTCAATGTCGACTGAAGATTTTAAAGATTTTATGTTTAATGTATTTGATCAGATGAAGAACGCCAGCGAGCCAGGATGTATAACTTATGTTGTAATGTCTGCACAGGAGTGGGGTAACATGATGCTGACCTTGGCTATGAACAGTTATCACTGGTCAAGCACAATCATTTGGAATAAAGATAGTTTAGTTATATCTCGTAAAGATTATCACACAAAGTATGAACCAATTTGGTATGGATGGCTCGAAGGTAGTGCAAGGTTAAAAGAATTAGAAGATCGCAAGCAGTCTGACGTTTGGGATATTCCAAGACCTAAAAAATCCGAGCTTCATCCGACTACAAAGCCCATCGAGTTAGTGGAACGAGCCATAAAGAATAGTTCTAGTGCCTCCAATATCATTCTAGATCTATTTGGTGGCTCAGGTTCCACATTAATTGCTGCAGAAAAAACGGGACGTCACGCACGTTTAATGGAGTTAGATCCTAAATATGTAGACGTTATTGTTAAACGCTGGGAAGAATTTACCGGAAAGGAAGCAGTCCTCATTGAACAAGATGCCATCAACCTTTGATTATTTTTACACAACTGAAGACGGTGAGAAATTACGTCGGGAAGATGTTGTTAAATTAATTAAAGCATATTTAAGAGAAAACAAAACTTCTTTTCTTCCTGACATTATTGAGCATTGTAAATTACCAAGAGAGTCAGTATATGGTGTATTAAATTATATGGTTCTTACTAATGCAATCAATAGAACTAGCGAAGGTCGAAAAAGAAAATACACATTATCTGAAGACTGTCTTTTAGCTGATATGTTTTATCCAAGAGAAAAGATAGAAAAATCATTCAAAATTAAAAGCCGAAAAATTTATAGATTAGAAAACAGTAAAAATGTTTCATATAATTCCGGGGCATATATTACACATTACTCCGGGTCTCAATATGACACTGTTTATGATTGATGGAAATTCAACGCTTACAAGTGCTACTGGATGATTGGGCTAAATGGATGCACCACTGGGATCCAGGGCTAGGCTACCCTAAAAAGTCTATTGGTATGTCTACCGGTGGATCATCAAGCGAAGATACCTTTGATCATATCGTTGAAGAGTCAGAGAAGGATGCTATAAGAGCAGTAGACGCTTTAATACATTCATTACATAACGAAGAACGCAAAGCAATCTACCATCGATACTTAAAAACAGAGAAACCTTTTTATTACGAACTGAAATTACAAACAGCATTTGAAAAACTCCTTATTTTGTGTGAACAACGTATTTATTAGCAAAACCCCATTGTGTTTTAATATTAAAAATGTTATAATTGAAGGGTAGGGACAATAACGTCCAAATTTTATAAGACCGATAAGGTCTTTTTTTTTACCCGGGAAAAATAATGGGACTTAAATTAGAAGATTTTATTAGAGGTATGGATCTTGCTGGATCTTATGTTGATGACTTAGGTAATCAAATAAATCTAGAAGGTCGTGATTATACGTCAACCCAAGAACTACAAAACTTAATGCGTATGAACTCCTCACCAAAACAAATATTTCAGGAAAATGATGTTCCACTTGATGATCCGTTTCAGGCATATGGTGGAAGAATATCTAGCGGCTTTCCAATGGGTGATAATGAAAGACTAACCCTCGGACTGTCCGGGTCGGGATTCAATAGCCCTGAATTCAATCAACCATTAAGACCTACCGGAATAGATGCAACGTATCAAAGTGGTGACTATGGTGGTGGTGTTTCTTATGAGCAATTGAACCCACAACAAAAAACATTATTATTTAATCTATTTAAAGAATTCTAATTTTATGTAATAATAAACTGTATTAACAACGTAATGACCCTTTTGGAGTTACAAATGATTAAAATTTACGCAACCTTCGGAGTTATAAAGGGGGTGCTATGCAAGGTTTAAAGCACAATCCCACGGAAGAGAAAAGGAAACTTGTTCTTGGTCTAGCAATGGCTGGAATTACTTACGAAGATATCGCAGACAAACTTGATGTTTCTGTCGACACATTAACTAAATATTACAATACCGAATTAAGAAACGGTCGTGTTGATGCCAACGCTAATATTGCACAGAAATTATATCAACAAGCTAATAACGGAAACTTACAGGCACAGATATTTTGGTTAAAGACCAGGGCTCAATGGTCTGAAACACAAAAGCATGAATTAACAGGTGCTGGTGGTGGTGCAATTCAGGTCATTACCGGTATTGATGATGAAGAAGATTTATAAAACTTCTTATATACCAAGAGAGCAGCAAAAACTAATTCACAGGTCTGTAAAAGAAAACAGATTTACGGTTGTATGTGCTCACCGTCGTTTTGGTAAAACAATGGCGAGTATAAATCAATTAATTCATAGTGCTATAAAGTGTGACAAACCTAATCCAAGGTTTGCTTATATATCACCAACATATAAACAAAGTAAAATTGTGGCATTTGATATGCTCAAAGAATATACAAGACCTTTGGGTGCAGAAATCAATATTGCTGAATTAAGAGTGGACTTTTTAAATGGACGAAGAATCTCTTTATACGGTGCTGACAATCCTGATTCTTTACGGGGCATATATTTGGATGGATGTATAGTTGATGAGGTGGCACAGGTGCCCAGGAGCCTTTGGACTGATGTTGTAAGACCAGCCCTGGCAGATCGTAAAGGTTGGGCTTTATTTATAGGAACACCAGCCGGGCAGAATTACTTTAAAGAGTTACGTGATCTTGCAGACTCCGGTGAACCAAATTGGAATTTATTAGAATTCAAAGCAAGTGATACAAAGATATTAGACCAGGAAGAATTAGACTCAGCATTAAAGCTGATGGGACAGGATAAGTTTAATCAGGAGTTTGAATGCTCTTTTCAAGCACCAGCTGAAGGTGCTTATTACGGTAAAGATTTAAATAAACTTGAGGCTGATGGACGTATAACTGATATTGCCAGGGACGATTTATGTAAAACATTTTGTGCTTGGGATTTAGGTATGGGTGATTCAACAGCAATTTGGGTGTGTCAATTAGCTGGTCAAGAGATTAGAATAATAGATTTTTTAGAGAATCACGGTGTCGGTCTTGATTATTACGCTAATTGGTTACGTCAAAATAATTACGACAAGTTTACCCAATTATTACCACACGACGTTCAGGTTAGAGAATTAGGAACAGGCAAGTCCCGGAAGGAAATGTTAGAAGAGTCCGGGTTAAGTATTACAGTCGTTCCTCGTTTGAGTGTTGACGACGGGATTCAAGCAGTGAGAAGAATACTTCCTCGCTGTTGGTTTGATAAGAAAACAAAACAGGGACTAGATGCATTACGTAATTATCGACGTGAATACGACGACAAACGTGATGTCTTTTACGATAAACCGATTCATGATTGGTGTTCCCACGCAGCTGATGCATTCAGATATCTTGCAATTGGATTGAATGAAGGCAGCACTGATTGGAATAAACCACTTGATATTAATAACGCATGGGTAGTGTAAATGGCAGATGACAATAAATTAAAAAGTATCTTGGATGGCGAGATAGATGACGCTATAGGTTACATAGAATCCGAGACGACTGACGAACGTCAACAAGCTTTAGAATATTATATGAGAGAGCCTTATGGGAATGAGGTTCCAGGTAAAAGTTCTATTGTAACCGGTGAGGTTGCTGAGGTGATTGACGGTGCTCTGCCACAATTACTTAGACCATTTACAGTTTCAAACGACGCTGTTGTATTTGAGCCTGTCAATTCAGGTGATGAAGAAAAAGCAGAACAAGCTACGTTATATGTTAATCACATATTTAATAAAGATAATAACGGTTTTGAAATCATGCACGATTGGTTCAAAGACGCTTTATTACAAAAAGTTGGTGTGGTTAAAGCATATTGGGACGAGAAGGTTGACGTTAAAAAAGAAAAATACTATGGCTTAACTGAAGATGAGTTAGCTATGATTGCATCAGACCCGGAAGTTGAAGTGATTGAGCAAGATCAAATGACTGTCCAGGAAGCAGAAATAGATGAGATGGGTATGGAAATAAGCCCAGCTATTACTTCATTTGATGTGAAGGTGCAGCGTAAAAAAGATCTTGGCAAAGTTATAATTGAAAACGTCCCACCGGAAGAGTTCTTAATATCAAAGCGTGCCCGGACTATTGCTGACGCTCCGTTCGTTGCACACCGTAAGATGATGACTCGTTCTGAATTGATTGCTATGGGTTACGATGAAGATGTTGTTATGGATTTAACTGCTGGCGACACTTTAGAATTTAGTCCTGAACGAATTGCAAGATACACCCGGGGAGAGCAACCAACTGATACGAACCCGGAAGATGAAGCAATGGAACTGGTCGAGTATTACGAGTGCTATATCAAGACAGATTTTGATGATGACGGTATTGCAGAGATGAGACGTGTTTGTTATGCGTCAAATGAAATTTTATATAATGAAGAATGTGATTATGTTCCATTTCATTCTATTTGCCCTATTCCAATTCCTCACAAATTTTACGGACACAGCCTCGCTGATAGAGCGATGGACATACAATTAATTAAGTCTACGATTACTCGTCAGATGTTGGATAACTTGTATCTTACAAACAATTATCGTGTTGGTGCTGTCGAAGGTCAGGTAAATCTTGATGACTTATTAACATCAACAGCTGGTGGCATTGTTAGAATGAAGAATCCAAATGCAATTATGCCTTTGACCGTTCAATCTAATGCCGCTCAATCGTTCCCAATGCTGCAATATTTAGATGAGATTCAAGCAAAACGTAGTGGTGTAAGTGATGCACAACAAGGATTGAACCCGGACATATTACAGAACGTAACTGCAACTGCAATCAGTGCAATGCAATCTGCCTCACAAGGTAAGTTAGAATTAATTGCACGTATCTTTGCAGACACTGGTGTATCAAGTTTATTTAAAGGTATTCTACAATTGGTTTGTAAATACCAGCAAAAAGAACGAATCATTAGAATCAATAACAAATATGTTCCGTTTGATCCAAGAGAATGGGATCACGAATATAACATTACTGTTAACGTTGGATTAGGAACAGGATCCAAACAAGAACAGTTAGCTACAATGCAAATGATTATGGAAAAACAAGAACAGATTATCGGTCGTTATGGATTAGGTAACCCTCTTGTTAACTTAAAACAATACAGAGATACGCTTGCTAAATTTGTGCAAATGGCTGGATTCAAAGATGATAGTCAATTCTTAAATGAAGTAACAGATGAACAAGCACAACAGTTAGCACAACAAGAAGCCCAGGCTGCACAAGGTGATCCTCAAGTTCAGGCAGCAGAAGCCCTGGCACAAGTTGAGCGTGAAAAAGCACAATTAAAAGCACAAACAGATCAGGCAAAAATGCAATTAGATCGTGAGCAAATGCAATTAAAAGCACAGCAAGACGCCCTGGAATTAAAACAAAAAGAAGTTCAGCAAACAACTGAATTAGCTTTAAAAGAATTACAAATTAAACTTCAGGCAGCAACAGCTGATAAGAAAGTTAAAACAGATCAAACTGCAATGATTATGAATGCTCTTGAAAAAATTAACAATATTGCAAATAGGAAAATAGAAGATGGCAGCACCAGCTAATTCACAACAGTTTGACAGAAATTCAGTAGCAAGAGATTTAGGTATTGCTGCTGCAGCTGGTGGTGGGAAAGGTGCGTTAAATTTTGACGTGAATCCTGTGCAGCAAAACGCTCCTACTCAAGAAGTAAACGTTAATGAATTATTAGGACTCGTGGACTCAACCAAATATCCTAGCTTACAACAAGTAGGTGATACAGGATATTACTATCGTGATAACTATATGTATGAGCCTTATACTGTTACACAATCTGCTCCTAGTTATATGGGTGGTATTTATGGATATGGCATGGGTGGTGGTGGATCTAATCGTGCAGAAGGAACTATTGAAGTTGGTGGTCAATCATTTAGACCTGTTGAAAATGTAGACGTTGCTGGATTCCGGGCATTTGAACCCGAAGAAGGAGTGACTCAATATACACCGTCAATGGCTTATATCTATGCAAACACACCACGCTATGAGCCTGAGCCGTTAGAAAACGTCGCTGTTTATCAGCCAGCTACGGCATCACTAGACCAGTTACAAAAAGTAGAAGATAATATATACAACGCTGTTGATAATTACAGCAACGGATTATTAAATGGTGTTCCTACTAGTTATGGAGCAAGAAGATTCTTAAATAATTTTGACTATCTTGCCGGGACAGGAATAAATCCAAATATAAACTTTGAGGTGCCAAGCGTTTATGACACGACAGGAAGCAATACAGAATCTTCTACATGATGAACATTTTTTAGAAGTATTAAAAGAATTAAGAGACAATCAATTAAATAGAATTATTTATTCTAATCAAGAAGCCGTCCAGGACAGAGAACAGGCATACATAAGAATAAAGACAATTGACGAGTTAATGGCTTATCTTGAATCAATCGCTAAAGATAACGAGATAAAAGACAAAGCCTGGAAAATATTATAGAAGTTTCTATAATGGCAACCCATGCCGAATGGGACTATTAAGGAAATACAATGAGTGAAGAAAGCATGACTCCTGAACAAGGAAGTGCCGACCTGACTGTAAGGGAAGCAGCTTCTAGTTTTGAATCTTTATTAGCTGCAGAAGAAGGCGACAATGTCCAACCTGAAACTGCAAGTGAACAAGTCGAAGAGGTAGAGGTAGATGAAGAAGTTTTAGATGATGCAGAGATGGCTCTTGAAACTGACGAATCTGAAGAGTATGAAGCCGAATCAGAAGATGATTCTGAGATTGAGTATGAAGAGGAACCTACTGAAGAACCTGACCGCTTTAAAATTAAAGCTGCCGGGCAAGAGATGGAGGTCACCCTTGACGAACTTAAAGCCGGTTATCAACTTAATGCTGACTATACGAAAAAGACTCAAGAACTTTCAGAGCAACGTAAGGCTGTTGAAGCTGAACGTGCAGCAGTTGAAGAGTCTAAAAAGTTCAGGGATTATTATGCTCAAAGGCTAAGAGCAGTAGAGGATATCTTGAAGACGGAAGAAGTTAGCCCCGAAGAATTAGCCATAATGAAAGAAAACGACCCACTAGGATATGCTATGAAAATAGCAGAAAATACAGAAAAGAAAGAACAGTTAGCTAAAGTTCGTGCAGAGCAAGAAGCAATTGCTAGACAGCAACAAGCAGATCAGCAAGCACAAATGCAGCAATTTGTTCAACAGGAAGCACAAAAGCTTAAAACATTCCTACCAGAGTTTTCAGACCCAGCAAAAGCCGACCAAGTGCGTAAGCAAATTCGGACTGCTGCAAAAGAGTTGGGATTCCAAGACAATGAAATCGACGGTGTTGTTGATTCACGTCATGCAATCACTCTTTTCTATGCAAGTGAATATCTTAAAATGAAAAAAGCTAAACCTGGAATTACTAAAAAGGTGTCACAAGCACCTAAGATGATTAAGTCCGGGACTAAAGTTAAAACACAAAATAGAGATATTCGTAAGCGACAAATGAACAAGCTAAAGCAAACCGGAAAAGTCCGTGACGCAGCAGCTATATTTGAAAACTTTATTGAATAAGGATATAAACAATGGCTACATATAAAACCGTTACAGCTATAGGTCAAAAAGAAGACCTAACAGATGTAATTTACAATATTTCACCTACTGATACACCATTCATGTCATCAGTTGGTCAGACCCAGGCATCTGCGATTCTTCACGAATGGCAAGTGGACAGCTTGGCAGCAGTTAATACAGGCAACGCAGCAGTCGAGGGTGATGACGCTACATCAGCAACACTTGCTCCAACTACTCGTGTCGGTAATCGTACACAAATCTCACAAAAAACCATCCAAATTTCTGGCACACTAGAAAAAGTAGATGCAGCGGGTAGACGCAGTGAGAAGGCATATCAACTATCTAAAGTGTCTGCTGAACTTAAACGAGACATGGAATCTATCTTATTATCTAACCAAGCAGCTGACGCTGGTGGTGCTTCAACAGCACGTAAACTTGGTGGATTACAAGCATGGTTAAATACAAACTATGAAGGCTCCGGCACTGCTGGAACAGGCAATGGAACAACTGCTCGTGTAGTTGGCACAGACGCTGCTTTCACAGAAACAATGCTTAAGTCTGCTGTTAAGAAAGCATATGAAGCTGGTGGCACACCATCAGTATTAATGGTTTCACCAACACAGAAACAAGTAGTATCAACTTTTGCTGGTATTGCTGAGCAAAGATTTATGGCTCCATCAAGCGGTCAATCTACTATCGTAGGTGCTGCTGATATTTACCTTAGCGACTTTGGTTCTTTATCTGTTGTTCCTAACAGATTTATTCCACAAGACGTTGGTGGTGATGGTGGCGACACAGCGTTTGTATTAGATCCTGAATATGCTTCAGTTGCATATTTAAGACCTTTCCAAACTAATGAGTTAGCTAAAACAGGTGACTCAGAAAAAACACAGCTTTTAGTTGAATACACTCTTGAAGTGAAAAACGAAGCTGCACATGCAATTATTGCTGATTTAGCATAATTACTTCTCCTATTGGATAGCCCGGTTCGTCCGGGCATCCATTATTAAATATGAATGTATTAAGACCACAATTTAAACATAGACTCCTGGATGTTCATGGGGGTGCTAAGATGCAAAAGAAAGTAAATCAGATGTTTCTTAGAATGAAAAGATCAGGGATACTATACTGGCATGAAAAAAATATTAGACTTCAACAAAAACGTCAAACGAATCAGTGAAACAGAAGATGATGGTAACGGTGGTGTTATAATCCAAACATCACAAGATGTTACTGAGATCATTGAACAGAATAAAAAAGAATACAACGCAAACACAGGCAGATGGGGTGATGATGTATTTGACAATAAAGTGGCATCAATTCCATTAAGCTGCATTGACGAATTAAACAAACAAGGGATCATGCGTGGATTTCATGTATTAGATCAAAAGAAATTCAGAGCGTGGTTAAACCATCCGGATAATCGTTTCTTTAGAACAAAACCAGGGAAAATATAATGGCTGGATCATTTGAAAATTATGCCAAGATTAAAGAATTGGTGGCTGAATATTTAGGTCGTGATGATCTAACAGACAAGATACCTATATTTATTCAGTTAGGTGAGCAGCGTTTAAGACGTGATTTAAGATTACGACAAATGCTTAAATACTCCACAGCAACTTTAACAGGTGGCGACGCTACCGTAGCAATTCCAAACGATTTTTTAGGAATTAAAACAATATATATAGACAGCAATCCGATTGCTACAATTGAATATCAAACATCAGCTGCTTTTTATGATAACGGATTAGTAAAACAGTCCGGGCAGCCACAGGCTTACACATTAATTGGTTCAGAATTTCAATTTGCACCAATTCCGGCTGGAAATTACACATTAAAAATGATTTACTATTTCAGACCTGAAATATTAAGTAATTCAAATGCATCAAATGTATTTTCTTTGCATGCACCTGACTTATTATTATATGCATCTCTTGCAGAAGCGGAGCCATATTTAATGAACGACGAAAGGTTACAAACCTGGTCGTCTTTATATACACGAGGACTTGAATCATTAGCTAAGTCCGATGATGAGAGCGAGTATCCATCAACACCATTAACAATTAAACTAAGATCGAGGTAACAATTATGGCAGAAATGAGTGATTACCTAGAGAATACTCTAGGAAACGCAGTATTAAGAGGATCATCTTTTACTTCACCGGTAACTATTTACGTTGGATTATTTACAACTGATCCTCAAGACGATAATTCCGGGACTGAAGTGTCAGGTGGAGCATATGCTAGAAAAGCAGTAACTTTTGGTGCACCTACAAATGGTGTATTTACATCTAATGCTGATGTTCAGTTTGACCAAGCCACTGCAACGTGGGGCACAATTTCACACCTGGCTTTATTTGATGCATTAACAGGTGGTAATCAGCTATTTCACACCCCACTTGATATTTCAAAGCTAGTCGAGACAGGTGATATTTTTACTGTGAGATCCGGGCAGTTAACTGTTCAATTTCAATAATAAGGAATAATCATGGCTTTAGTATTAAAAGACCGAGTGAGAGAAACTACCAATATCACTGGAACAGGAACTATGACTTTACAAGGTGCAGTTGATGGATTTAGAACATTTACTTCTGCCGTAGGTGTTGGAAATCAAACCTATTATTCTGTAGCTTCATTGACCCAATGGGAAGTTGGTGTAGGAACTGTTGGTGCTGGTAACACTTTAACCAGAGATACTGTTTTAGATTCTTCAAACAATGGTGCTAAAGTAGATTTCACTTCAGGTGATAAGGATATTTTTGTGACTTATCCAGCTAAAAAATCAGCAACAAGGGACAACTTGTTAGCATATTCAATCGTATTTGGGAGTTAAATAATGGCACGTAAACAAATTCACAAGTATACCTTTACACCGGCTACTAATACTATTGTATTAGATGGCATATATAACCGTGATCGTATATTACTAATTAATAACGCTACAGATAATGATGAGATGTTTGCTTTCAGTAGCGAATTTAACTCATTAGCATCTTATTCTTTTGATGGACCGAATGAAACGACTACGCTTGTTTTAAATAAAGACTGTTCAGCTATGGATGCAGCAGATGTTCTGCAGATATGGATAGACACTGATTACACTGAAATTCAACCATCTGAATCATACACAGATCCGGTTTCAAAACTCCGGGTATCGACTCCTGAAAACTTAATTGATACTGACTTTGAATATGGTCTGCAATCAACCAAATGGGAAACATTAGAATTAGTTAAAAACATTCCTACATTCTTTTCTCGTAACGGTGATGAAGATATTGAGATTGCTGATGTAACAACACAAGCTAACTCTAATATTATTGTGGTGAACACAGTTGACGTGCACAACTTAGTTCAAGGTAACCCAATTATTGTCCAGGGAACCAAAAACAATAATGCAAATGGTGCTTTCGTTGTAACTAAAATTTTAGATGACAGGACATTTCAATATACTGCAAAAAGAACTATTGTCCGTGCAGAATCAATTAAAGATACTTATACTCAAGTATTCCTAGGATCTATCTATCAGGGAACTGAATTTAAACTATCTAATATTGATGGAGTAATAACTGACGGAGCAAGTCCATCTACATTAACTGTGTCTACAAAATATCCTATGGGATTTAACGCTGGCACATCATTCTTCTTAACTAACTCTGTTGGTCAGAAAATTATTACATTTGATGCAAGTCTTATAACACCAACTAACGTTATTAACATTAACACTGTTATTGATGTTAATGCTAGACATGGTGATACACCACATTCATGGAATATTGGTGCATGGGATCCAATGAACTGGAAACCAAAAGATGCTTTGTTCTTTGAACCGGGCACATCAGAAGTTACTATCTCAACTGCTAACGAGACATTTACTTTCCCTACCCCACATGGGTTTGCTGATGGTCAATATGTTGTTTATATGCATGGTTATGCAAACTCAGCTATTGGTGGTTTAACAGATACAAGACCTTATTGGGTCAGAAGAGTTGATGATTATACTTTCTACTTAACATTAGGTGGTGCTTCATCTACATCTAAAGTAAACATCACAAACACAGGATCATCAAATGGAATGATGCGACATTGTTTTGCAAAAGCATATGATCCTATTAGTGCAAACACATCAACTGAATATATTACATTTGCTGGTCAAGTTCCTTATGTTGAAACTGACAGAAACCAAGGTGTTTTAATGACATACACCACAGTTGGTGGTCTTCCTGTTATGAACAACACAGATTCCTTAGTAACTTGGGAACCCGGATCAAATACAATTATGTATACGTTAAGCGTTACAGTTGGCACCAATACAACTATGCGTTTCTCAAGATATCCAAACAACACTGTATACAACATAAACTCAGGAACTGTTAATGGTGCCATGATTATTATGGATATTAACCCATTACGTGACACATTAAGACATGCAAACCATGGATTAACATCAGGTGACGTCATTAGATTCTCAAGTAGTTCAACAGCACCAATTTCAAATAACAACTATTATGAAGTAGAAATTGTTAATGATGATTACTATAGAATGAGAAGATACGATACAACAGCTTTATGGAATCTTACAAACTATGGTAATGCTGCATCTAACGTAACTATTACAGGTAGAACATACCAAGATAATGCTGATCAGATTCAAATTGTTAATCATGGATTGTCTAATGGTGATGCCGTTGTTTATACTGACGAAGGTAATACTACTATTGGTGGTCTAACTAATGGTGTGACTTATTATGTGGCACAAGCTACAAACAACACATTAAAATTAGCTACTAATACTACCGGCTATAGCACACCAAATATTACATATAACAACTATTGGAATTCTGCTAACCGAAATGTAGGTTATACAGACCCAAGTTATCAATATATTTGGAAAACTAATCATGGCTTCTTAACAGGTGATCGTGTTGAATATACTTCTAACACTCCTGTCGGTGGCTTAAGAAATGGTGCTCATTACTATGTTCGTGTTATTGATGTTAACAGATTCTATTTAAACCACACATCAGCTGGTGCATTAGCTGGATCAGGGTTCCCGGACAGAGTTTGGTTCTCGCAAGTATTAACAGGATCATCAAGACTCCAAAAGGTGACAACTGTTGATATTAGTGCTGCTGGAGCAGGAACTCAAAAATTCACAGCTAACGTAGATGGTGCTTCAGATGGGGTATATGCTTTAGCAACAAATCCTGATTCGACAACATTTACAATGTCAACAAATGCAACTATTCCATCAAGGAATATTCAGTTTGACCCAATATCATCTGTATCAATTGAAGAAGATGCTATTAGAATACCTGACCATTATTTTAGAACAGGTTATGAAGTTACTTATACGACTACAGGCACAGCAACAGGTGGATTAACACATAGTCAAACATATTATGTTATCCGAGTGTCTCGTAATTGGATTAGATTAGCTGCAACTTATGATGATGCTATTGATGGAACAGTTTATATTGACTTAACATCTGCTGGTTCAGGACTTGCTGGATTAGCAACACCAAACATTATTGGTGAGGTTCTAGGTCAAGGAACATTAACTATCGAAGCTGGATCAGATACGATTACAGGTAATAATACAAACTTCTCATCATTCTTTAAAACAGGTGATCAGATTTCTATATACGAACCTGAAACATATACAACAAGAACAGTGTCTAGCACAAACATTTCTGCTGATACCATGGATACATCAGTAAACCATGGATATTCAACAGGTGACCTTGTTATCTTAGAAGCTGTTACTTTACCAACTCCATTAGTTAATGGTGGTTTCTATTATGTTCG